CCCACTAATTTCAAGATTGCCCGAAATTGTCCCACTGGTGTTGAGCGTGTTGATCGTCATTTTCATCCATATATGCACGACATTGCCGACCTTGGTATAATTCCCGACTTGCGTCGTATAGCTATGCGTACCGTTAGATGTGTGCGCCCCAAGTACCGGGGTGAACGTACCCTCTTCGTAGTCGTCGAGCGCGTTTGCGGCGGCGGTATCGCCGTTGAACTGGATACCGGCCCCTGCCATTCTCAAATACCCACTGGAATCAATTCTGACTCTCTCCGTGGGGTCTTGCGATCCCGCATTGTCAGGCGTAGTAGCAAATATGAGGCGACCCGATACGTTATCTGCCTCAAACTCACCATCGCATTCTGCCTCAATCCACGCCCCCGCAGACCGCATATCAACGCCATCAGAGCCGCAAAAAATGATTCGGCCAAGAGGATCACCATCAGCAACTATTGTTTGACCTCCCAGTGACCCATTCCGCGATTTGCCGAATACAAGATTTGGGGGTCCATTGTCATTACTATAGCGCGTAATGGACAGGTTCGCATCAGCATCAGCGGTGCCAAGGATCTGATTTTCGCCAGTTGAACTATAGACCTGCACTCGGGCAGTATGACCGCTAATTAGGCCATTACCATCAGTGATGACTTGATCGCCCGCCACGGTTAGCGTGCTGCCGTCGAAAGTCAGGTTCGCCTCGCCTTGAATCGCATCAGCACCTGACACGGTAACGACGGTGTTGTCCGTACTGCCTGTAAGCGCCGCACCTCCTACTGCCGATCCAGCCACCGTAAACGACTTGCCGCTGGCGAGATCGATGCCGCCATCGTCTATCGTCGCTATCTCGGCTTCATCAACATAGAAGCTCATCTTGCCGTGGTCGCCAGTGGCACTTGCGGTCTTAGTGGTAAACCTCAACTCTTCCAGGGTCTTATTACTACCACCGTTGAGTGCCTCGACTACGAGTGCTTCCGTAGCAGATGTTCCAATACTCAATGACGTATCTGCATTATTCGCGTCATCGAAAATTGTCACATCGCCCGTTGTTGCTAACGTGCCAACGCCACTGACATTATTGCTATCATCAATCGCTACCCCACTATTTTGGGCCGTCTTTCCTCCAGTCCCGTCAAATCTTACAACTGCATTATCCGTAGATGAGCCAGGGCCGGAAAAATCACCTGAAGAAGAAGGCAAATCACTGCCATTTATTGCAAACGTCATGCCACTGGCAAGGTCTATACCTCCATCATCAATAGTACCTATTTCAGCTTCATCAATGTAGAAAGTAATCTTGCCATGATTTGCAGTGCCTGAAGCAGTTTTAGTAGTAAAACGCAATTCCTCTAAAGTTTTATTACTGCTTCCATTCAGCGCTTGCACTACTAACGCTTCAGTTGCGGATGTTCCGATACTCATAGATACATCTGCATTGTTATTATCGTCAAATACTGTAACATCACCAGCAGTTGCGACAATAGTTCCAGTGCCTGCATTCAGAGTAAGGTTGTTATTCCCTGAAGTATCTATCGTAGCAGCACCGTCAAAACTAAACGTAGAGGCATCACTTTCAATAGTGCCTCCATCTAAAGTAAGTACTGCACTACCCGCATCAAGTGATAAAGCGTTATTCCCACTTGTATCAATAGTAGTAGCAGCATCGAATGAAAGTGTAGTTGCATCACTCTCTATAGTTCCGCCATCCAGAGTTAGCGTAGCGCTTCCGGCATCCAAAGACAGCGCATTATTTCCGCTAGTATCAATCGTTGCGGCACCATTAAACGACAACGTATCTCCGCCTACATCTATATCACCTTCAAAATCCATCAACCAGGCAGCAGTAGTAGAATTCGGAGTTATCGTCAAGCCAGTAACGTATGTACCCGCCGACGCAATGTCATTCCCGAGAGTTAGCGTTCCTCCATCAGCTACATTCAACTTCCACTCATCACCGGCATCATCGCCTTCATCAGCCATCAACGTAATGGCCAACCCAGCACCTTCAGTTGCGGCGAATTTCAGAGAGTCCGTAGTAGTTTCATCGTAGCCTACAAATACATTCTGGTCTGAACCGAACTTTATGAATTTGTCATCTGCGACATATACATCTCCCCATTCTTGCGTCGCAGACCCCATATCAGCACCTCCTGCAGAGTCAGGAAGTATTGACGTATTAAAAGTCGTCGCCGCATCAAAAGTTTTTGTCCCAGTGATGGTTTGTGTCTGCTGAAGTGTGACAATTCCATCACTAGACGAATAATCTACATTTGATTCATCTAAATTGCCGTTAATAAGCGTAAACGCCTGATCAATATCTACATTCCACTGATCATCCGTAGGCTTCTCGCCGGCAACAAAAGTATGTGATCTAGTTATTGTTCCCATTATTCTTCTCCGGCTTTATCTCGTTGACGCGCTTCGCGAGCAAAATCAGCGTGATTCGCAAGGATGCCTCCTATCGTATATCCTTGTTTTCCCATTGCAACTGCTGTTGGATAATTATTGTGCATCTCTTTCACTATCTCAGTTAAATAATCTGCAGCCCGTTTAGAAACTCCTATCTTAGCCGCAAAATTGCCAACTATTCTAGGCGCAGCAAATGGGATACCCATTAAAGGCCACCAGGAAACCGCGCCAAACGCAGCTCCAGCGCCTAAAATACCTATAGCCATCTGCCTACCTACAAGACCTTTAGGTTCCCAACCTCTAAACTCCATTGCTTCTAACGCTGCGCCTAAGTTCATTCCCCGTGCTTCTCCGCGGGCTAGTAATTCTTTGCGATACTTAGCAGCTTCGCTACCTCCTGCAGCTATCTTACGTAATACAGCGCCAGCATTCTCTGACCCATCTCTATACAATCCCCAAGCCTTACGTACACTGTTTTCCCAGACAAGTGATTTCTCTACTTCTTTCATTAAATCATCAAACGATTTATTTGAAACTGCTGTTTTCCCAGGTAAGCCACTTAGTTTTTTACGGATTTCAGAAGAAAAATCCATTAATGTAGCATCAATAACAGAAGCGCCCTTCTTAGGATATTCGATAACATTTCTAATATTATTATGTAATGTAAACAATTCCCGAGGCGATAATACATTACCAGTTTTTAGATAGTCATTTATACTAATAATGGCAGAATTAATATGGTGAATTTCACTGCTAGGAATTCCGCGAAATTCGCTACGCGCTAATACATCATTTGACAACGTTCCTAGTTGACGCACCATTATAGGGATTTCTCGAGTCGTAGATTCTCCTATTATCGGCACATTCGTGCCACGATCATTCACATATACAGGATTAGTATCTACTTTTGCACCTATTTGTGCAGCCCCATCTTTAATATGCACATTATGCGACGCTAATCGCGTTTTAAATGATTCTATTAAATCATTAATATCAAGTTTAGTGCCGCCTTGATCTGCAATAGATAAAGGAGCTCCAGTAGTAGGATCAGTAGTTACAGGCGCAGTTTCATCTAGAATTTGAGGAAATTCATTTGTGTAAGTGTCAAGTCTTTGCCGGCCTTCTTGATCAAGTAAATCCATCATCTCAGTTAAAACTATTTCCTCATCCTTCACGCCTTTAAGCACCTTCATAAATGTTTGGTATCTAGTCTCGCCTACACCTTTTCCAGTAAGCCTCCCCATAGGAGTAGCCGCTACTTTTTGCTGATCTGTAAATCCACGAGTAGTTTCGGTAACCTCGCCGATCTTAGCTAATTTCATTCCAGATGCAATAGTAGCCGGAATTCTAAATCCACCAATTTCTAAGGCTTTCAATAATCCTTTTGTGCCTTCAAATGTAGCTTTAGTAGACTTTCCAAGCGGATCTACTGCAAACTCTCCGGTGTGTCTTAAGGCTTTATACGTCTTAGGAGCAATTTTTTCTAACTTTGCTAAGCTGCTGCCAACCGACGAAGCTTTTGCAACCCGTCCCGCAGCTGGGCCGACAACTGGCGCAAGATTAAGCAAAGTCTCAAATGGGCGTTCTACTAATGTCTCACTAGGATTTGTAACCTGATGCTTCAAATCTTCCCAAATAGCAGACGCGCCTTCTTTGCTAAAAAGTGCGTTTAGTGTTTCCCCTGGATCCGTCACCATATTCGCCATTGCGCCATAAGTATCTACAGCATTTCCAGGCAAATTACGTACTAACGCTGACAGATTATTGAGGGAGAATAGGCCCGACGTAGGATCGTATGGAATAGTAGCATCTCGATCTCCCATACTTCGGGTATCAGTACTAGACCCATACTTATTCCTGTATGAATCTATCCCTATCTGTTCAATAAGATTCAGAGTATTTTGAATCTCTACGTCGCCATATTTAGTTCTCAGTTGAGGAACTGATAATGAACTAATTTCAGATGCTGGTATAGGCATTTTATATTACCTTTATTAACGCTGCGCTAATACAGAAGCTGATGACTGTCCAGACGTAATAGGCGGCTGAGCATACTGCCCTCCTGCACGCCCTTTAGGCAAAGCCATCCCAAAAAGGCTGCTAAGTCCGCTGCCTATAGTACTGAATGCCCCACCTACATGATACCTATCTATTATTGCACGATCAGCCGCTGTTAATTTCTCGCCGCGGAGCTGCTTAGCTTTAACTTTTTCATACTCAAGGTCAATTGTTTCACTACCAGGATTGATTTGCTGATGTAATTCTTGAACCTGTGCTTGTTCTACAGGGGTTAAAGATTTTCCAGCCTTAGCTTTTTGCAATAAAGTTTTAAGCTGCCGTTCTTCTTGCGTATTTGCAGAGATACCATCTACATCAAGAACCGGAGCAAGTTCAAGTAATTCTTCAGGAGGACGTTTTAGCAAATCAACTCCTTGAAGGGGTGGAAAGGATTGTTGACCTTCTTGAGGAAATCCAATCTCTTCCCGCAGCGCATCTACACTAGCCCCAAATTGCACTGCATCATAATGTGGTACTAACGCTTGAAACTTCTTTTCAATTTCTTTAGTTTCTTTTTCCGGACGGTCCCAAGACCCTCCAACTAAATCTTTAGCCCATTCAGGTATTTCCTGAATATCTGCTATAGTAATAGGGGCACCTTGACTAATATAAGACAAAGCACTAGAAGCCACAGTACGAGCAAAAATCTCGCGGCGCGCAATTATCTGTTCCATCCGCGTTGGATCATCTGAATACGCACTTTTTGCAGCAGCTTCGGCATATCCAATAGCCCCTCTAGCTAATCTCGAGCGTAACCCTTTATCCATAGCCTCTGCAAGCTGCGCCATATTTTCAATTGTCTCAGTAGTAAACATGGTCCCGCCAAATATATTTTGGACCGACACCATAAATTGCTCAGCTTTTCCTGCGCCTCTTGCTTGCCATAATGTTATATCACCTTCACGTACAGTAGCTTCATCAATTAAACGTTGAAAATTATTTACTATTGCAATATGATGCGCACCTAAATTAGGAAAAGCGTCTGCTATTTGCTCTTGATTTAAGGATTTTAAATTATGCGCATCCATATACGCACGAAAATCATTAATTGTCGCCATTAATTTACTATATTGCATAGTATAATTATTATAAGATTTAACTTCAGGCAACTTAATATATTGATTGAATAAATCTAAAGTACGATCAGATGTAGCCTTTTCCATCGCTGCATAATCTTCTGCGGCTAATCTCGCTTCCCGTTGGCGGGCTAAAGTTTCAGCTTCAAGGTTTTGCTTGACCCTTTCTGCTAATGCTTCTTCGCTTAGTCTTTGTGCTCCAAACGCTTTCAATATCTCAAATTGATCATTCTCGTACTCTTTGACCGTAGTAGCAATTTTTGAGCGCATCCCGTTCTCAAAGTAATCTTGAAATGCTAGAGAGACATTGTTTTCTCTCATCATCTCTTTAACATTTTCTGATGAGGTCATTTCTAAGAATCTCTTCTTTTCTAACTCAAGCTCTGCCCAATCTTCATTATATTCTTGGGAAGGTCCAATAGTACGTAGATTATCATCTACTGCATCATACACCATATCTACATAATTGGCTACAGTGTTATTACCATCACTTCTTTCAGCTTTTTCAGGATCTTTATAATTATCATACCCGCCAGAAAACCATACAGATGCAGCACTTTTAATTATATCTTCTGGGCTTTTATCATTTTCAATGCCATGACGCACATGCTCTGCAAATTTATTGCGTACTAACGCTTCTTGCAAGCCTGGGTCATTCATAAACATTTCAGGAGTAATCTCTTGATCACCAGTTAGTAAACCTACCTCACGTAACCAAGGATTTATATTCGCACCCATAACTTGATATTTACCGTATGCGCGATCTCCTTTATATTGGCCAGAAGTAATTATATCTCCCTCAGCTTTATACGGATCAACATAACCCCCTGACTCCACCTTTGCAATACCTTGGAGTATTAACGGAGTCATTAAGTCTGCAGTAACTGCTTGCCTTACACTTCTATAATGTGGAGTTTCAAATTCTTTATCTGCTTCCCATTCAGCTCTAATCTCAGGATCAGACATATCAACTCCAATTTTAATTGCTTGGAGTCCTTTTAGAGCCGCTAGTTCGCCTTTTTCGCGCGCATCCTCAACTTTAAATGCACGCATCTGTTCTTTATGCAGATCCTCAGCGCGTCGGGCTGCCTTTGCTTGTATGAGCGCGGTTTCTTCAGCAAGTTTTAGTTTTATTTCAGACTCTCTAAAATCTTGTAGTTGCTGACCTAAAGAGGTTAATCCAGACCCAACATTCGACAAAAGTCTAGCAGTATTTGCGCCACTTGACTGCATTACATCAGGATTAGGCGCTACAGAGCCACCAGACAGAATAGATATTAGATTAGCTGTGCCTATGGCGCGACGATTCTCTTCTGCTTGGCGACGTTGCTGACGTCCTCCATATAGAGTTTCCCCTAATGCCCCAAGAGTCTGCAATCCTGCGCCAGCAAAAGCTAAATTTCGGCCCATATTAGAAGGAGTGTAAGATGATATACCGTAACCGTCTGTAACACTGCCAGCAGGTTGCGGTACTATCCCCTGAATAGGGTCAGGAATTCCTCCAATTTGCAATGGCCTCGGAGTTAATTGGGATCTTGTATTTCTTTGAGCCATTCCAGCGTATGGATATGCTTGCGTCATAACAATTCCTTAAATTCGGTTGCCTAAGTTATAGCTTAACTGTATGGAGAGTTAGGATCAGTCCGGCCTACCCCTGAAAGTGGCCCAGGGCCTGGGTTTTGGATAGGCCCAGCAGTAACTTCAGGATTAGTAACTCTACGTGGCATATACGGCAAAAGATTCATTCCAAGCGATCCTATGTTTGCCATAGTGCCAAACGCATCTGCTGCTTGAGATTGCATTATTTGAGGCTGAGCAATCGCACGCTGTCCAGTAAGCGCAGAGATCATAGCAGCGCGAGCTTCCGCGCGTTTATTTTCTTCCTGCTGGCGACGAGCCTGTTTTCCTCCGTAATGCCCGCCGCCTACCCCACCGCCAATTTGCAATGCTGTAAGCACATAAGGCAACGCGTTTTTCGCAAATTCCCAAGTGCCTTCTGCTGCTACTTCTTCAGCTGCCATTTTAAATTCCTTTCGTTAACCGGGTCCGCGACGTCCACCACGCCAATTTGCAGGTACGCCTACTTGAGTTCCGTCAACATTAGTTGCTGTTCTGGGGTCAAAGACGCCCCAGGTAGGCCAAATCTTTACCCAGGGCACCTCCTAACTCAGCGCGGAGTAATGCAGCCAATCCGCCAGGTGCACCGCTTCCTGCTCCAATTCCTAAGTCCATACCACTTTCTTGAGCCGCTAACAGTGTACCAATCGCACGATACAGAGCATCTTGGCCAGCCTGCCCCTCTGCAAAATCTTGCTGCCGCGTAAACTGACCTTGCTGCGTTTGGAACTGACGCTCTGCAAAATCTCGTGCTTGTTGCGCTTCCTGTTCGGCAAAAGTTTGTGTCCGGCCAAACTGAAGTCGCGACTCTTCCCAACGATCTCGTTCAAAATCTTCTTGACGTCGTGCAAATTCTCTAGCTTTCTGAGCTTCAGTTTCAGCAAAAGTTTGCTGTCTTCCAAATTGCTGCTGAGAAATAAATGCCTGGTCTTCAGCAAATTGCTGTTGCTGCTGTGCAAAAGCCCTTGCTTCTCGAGCTTCTTGTTCTGCAAAATCTTGCTGTCTACCAAACTGTAACTGTTGTATAAATGCCTGGTCTTCTGTAAAATCTTGCTGTTGCTGAGCTAAACCTCGCGCAAATGCAGCCTCACTCTCCGCAAAATCTTGCTGACGTCCAAACTGCAGTTGCTGCACAAACGCTTGATCTTCTGTAAAATCCTGTGTACGCTCAAATTGCTGCTGTTGCTGAAATCTATCTTTTTCTGCTTGCTGCTCTTTCCATTTATTATTTTCGCGCTGGAAATTATAATCATTCTGTGCTTGATTATAATTAAATTCATTCTGTTCGCGCTGCAAAAAGATTTGATTTTGGCGGTCCCGGTAATTCTGCCCGCTAATAAAATTCCGCTGCAGCGCAGATTCGTTTTCCTGTAACTGTCGATCTAGATCTGCTTGCTGCGAAATAAAAGTATTTTGCTCACGCTGAAAATTATATTCATTTTGCTTCTGCGCTTCTTGCGCATCAATCTGCTCTCGCTGCAAAAATATCTGATTCTGTCTGTCTCTATAATTCTGTCCAGATATAAAATTGCGCTGCAATGCTGACTCATTCGATGCAGAATCTCGATCCAACTGAGCCTGTTGCGACACAAACCTATTCTGTTCTCGCGCAAAATTCTGCTCATCTTCAGCCATGTCTCGCTGAAATGTACGAAGATTTTCAGATTCTGCAGCACGCGCAAGTAGATCACGTTCTTGAACTACTAACTGCTGTTGTCTATCCGCAGTGGCTTGTTCTGATTGGAACCCACGAGCAGCTTGAGCTAAATTCTCATCATGCAATCTATTTAGATTAGCCTGCTCTCTTGTAATAATACCTTGTTCCCGAGCTTGGTCTTTCTCATGCTGACGCTGAAGCTTTTGCAAATTAGACTGCGCATCAATTTGATTCTTAGACAAATCTAACTGTAACTGTCTATCTGACTGCCTTTGTGCGTGTTCCTGCGATATAATTCCACGTTCAAAGTTTTGCGCAGATACACGTTCAGCAGTCTGTTGCAATCTATTTAAATTAGCTTCACTTTCCTGTAGATTTCTGTCGGCTAATCGTTGCTCATTTTCATTCCGCATCATCGCTAATTGCTGATCACGTGCAAAGCCGCTTTCAGTAGCTTGAAAATCTTGCCGGGTAGTTTCAAGCTCCATTGCAAACTTATTCTGACCTGTCTGCAAAGTTTGCTGCAATTCACGGTCAAGCGCTGCTTCAGATGATTGAACGTCTAATTCAGCAGACCTTAGGTCTATGTCAAACATACGTTGACGTGCAGCTTCATTGGACCTGAATGTACGCTCAGCAGCAGACTCATCGCCCCTAAATGTACGATCCAATTCAGACTCAGTAGATGCGAATCCTCTTTGGAGTTCCGCTTGAGTCTGTTCATGCAACAATTGACGATTAAATTGAGATTTTTGCGCATCCAGTTCTAATTTGCGCAATCCACGATCTGCAGAGGATTGATTAACTCTATCTTGAGCTTCTTGCTCACTAAGTGCAATCCTACGTTCATCTAACGAAACCGCAGCTTCTGCTGATTCTCTTTGTGTATCCTGAGCACTACGAGCAAGATATTCTTGTTGCTGCTGTGCCCGCATTTGATTCTCAAAACGCTCACGTTCTGTCGGCCCTAAGCGAGTTAATCCTCGAGCCAAAGTTCTATCTGCAACATCTTGCTGCAACATATGACGTTGCAAATCTAAATTTCTTGCCGCAGACAGTTGATCAGACAACGATGCAGCACGTTTTAATTCTGCATCTACCTCAGCACCTCGAAGTGTTCTACCTTCTTGAATTCCTGACGTGATTAAATCTTGCTGCATTTGCTGTATGTCAGCAGCAATTCCCTGCCTACCACGTAAAACCTGGCCTTCAAATTCTCCTAGTACGTCAGCAGTATCTCCACCTGCACGCAACAATCCTAATCTACTAAGTTTTTCAGTAAGCGCATCTCTTGACCGCGACGCATCTTCCTCTAACTGCGCTGTACGTTCTGCTTCAATTGCATCTAATGGAGTGCCTCGCATTCTATCCATAATAGAAGTTTGCAATTGATCGCGCAATGCATCTGTCGCACCAAACTCAGGCGTAATTATAGGCAGTCCACGTACATTTCCATATGCTTGCCGCCCTGCCAGTTCTGCGCCCCGTAAAGTTTCCCCTACTGCGGCTTCCTGCTGCGCTCTAACTGCATCTTGCCTGGCCCACTGCTCTCTGGCCATGCGTTCTTCTTGCTGCTGACGCTGACCCAAAGACTCCATCAACGTATCAAACCGTTGCTGCTCTGCAGACTGTCTATCAATCATAGCTTGAGTAAATACATCGCCAAACTCAGACTGTACTGCCTGGCCTACTTGGCCTTGAATGTCTGCCTGCATTAACTGATTCTGGATTATCTGACTTATTGCATCTTCGGTAACCCTGCCTTCTTGCGACTGGGCTAAAAGTTCTTGAAGTTGTCCTGAACCTAATGCTTCACGCCCAAGCAACTGCTGCAACATTGCCTGAGTTTGACCCTGTCCTTGCCTAAGTCCAGTATCGTCAAACGTAGCAGCTGAAGCAGGTTGATTTAACCTGTCAGAAAGACTTCTAATTAAATCTTGTTGCTCGGATAGTTGAGCACGTAACGCACTATCGTCGTAAGGAGTCCCACCTGCAGCCGCAGCTTCTTCATCAGCTGCTACTCCTGCTGCTACAGCGGCATCAAAAGTTGCCTGTTCCTGACCCATAGGTTTATCAGGAGCAGAAGGATCGTAAGTATTAGTAAAGTTACGAATCCGCTCTAATACATTACGCGAAAATGGGTCAGCAGCAGAGTGTGCTTGCAACTCGCTGTATGATAATGTAGGCGCTCCCTCAAGATCCGCAAATGTCGCAGTAGGGTCACCTGCATTCGGGTCACGTTTTATAGCATCAATAAATGCTTGAGCCGTCGCACCTTCGCTAAGATTTGACCCTCCCAATCTCGACGCCATCATCGGAGTCAACTGGCTCTGTACAGCCTTTGAAAAATCTGTTCCAGCACTTAGAAGATTCTGCAAATTAACATTACGCGAATACAACGGATTATTATCAGGATTAGCGCCTAGCAAATCCGACAAATCTATATCAGCAGAAAGTTTAGACCAATCCAATTCCTGCCCAGGCAACATTCTCCTAGAGCCCTGCATCTGCCCTGCAAAGCGTTTTGCAACTTCTTGCGGATTCAAGCCCGCAATATTAGGAGCAGAAGGAGACATTAAGTCTGCAAATTCAAATCCCCCTTGGGCGAAATCACCTCCCAAACCTCCTACAACATTCCTAACTTGATCTTGCCCAAACTTTTTTCCAAAGCGCGCCTGTAATGCAGCTTTCTGAAAAATCGGATCATTAGCTCCGACAGTAGTCTTAAATGGATTTTTAGCCATTACTCAACTCCTAATTGACGCTTAGTCCGCTTACCAATAGGCTTAAACATTACTAATGCTCTACGTAAAGCCATAGGTTCGTCTTTATTATTTGCGGTGTATTTTAATTGCGTAACAGGATCATATCCCCACATATCAGTATCTAGCACATACGCAGTAGTCGACCCTCGAATAGACGACGATTTAATTATAAACTCTGTCTCAATAGCATCACTCGGGTCACCTACACCTATACCGTCTGTACGCGACACAATAGAAGGCCCACGTTGCTGTACATTTATTTCATAATCAGTTTCAGCGGCTTCGAACTCATGGCGCGCATACAACCATCTCACCACCTCGGCAAGCGAGATCGGAGGCGTTGCAGCCAATGACACAGAACTCTTAATAGCAGTAGTGTTGTCATTAGTCCCAGAATCATGCACGTACAATAAACCGTCTCCAGACCCGCCAAAATGAGGCGAATCGTTGAAATACGCGGCACAGATTCGTGTGAAATCTTCAAATACTCCAACCCATTGTTGTCTTTTATAGTTCCATACGATATACTTATTCATCAACACTTGATTAGTACCGTACGGCAATGCAAATATAACCTGGTTCTTCGCTCTATTTTCTACTGCAAAACTATGCTGCAATCTATCTTGAATTACATTATCCCAAAATTCACTGCCATCAAAATTCCCCGAAATCTTAACCGGAGGATTTGAACCATCCCAAATGTATATCCCATCACGCCTCACAAACACCTGGTTACCGTATTCATCCATCACTACCGAACGCCGGGCAACAGTCCCACGATCTGCCCTACGTTGAATCGAGTATGGAGTATCAGCATTCCCAGTCGGAAACAAACCATAAATCGCATCGTCATTGTGCAATGCGAAGAAACTCTTTACAGGCCCAGCTCCAGTAATAGCGCCATCAGTTTGAAAGTAATCATTCGCGCCATACGCTTCTATATCAGTATTCGACGAATAGTGCGCTCTACGTTCACCTTGATTTGTATTTATTAGCCAAGCTCTGTTGTCCCACCACGCTACAGCAGAAGCCCTAGTTACACTACTACTGCCCATCCCCAACGCTGCAAGATTACCTCCAGCAGCAGTCCATTTCTTAACAGTATCCACCCCATTAGTTGCAATTAACGTCCCCGCTGCGTTTGCAGATATAAAAGTATTATCATTTGCTGCCGTTATAGTTTGACTGCCAGTACGGTCTGTCCAAGTACCGCTAGCATCTTCGTAGAATTTATCGCCCGCAAATACAAATACTGCTGAGGACGACGTACTAAATCTTTGTTTTCCACATCCGGTTATAGAAGGTGTGCTAGATAATGCTGAGGATATATATTTAGTATACCCTTTGCGGGTCTTTATGCTCCCCGCATCATCTAGCTCCACATTCTTCATTTCTGCAAGTACATCAGGAGCCAAGTCAACTGCTGGTACGCTATAATCTACAGTCGTCCAGGGCCCAAATGTAATTGATTCCGCATTAATAGCCATTAGGTCAATGATCCTTCCCTAACGTCAAACACAAACTGATCAACTGCGGATTGGTTCAAGTATCCCTTTTTGCCTATCTTAGTGACACTATCCCCATTAATTTGAGTCTGTATTCCGTATCCAATTCTCAAGTTTCGTTGCATCAATTCAAACTCAGTCCCAGCGCCATCAAGATCGCCCTTTTCAGAATAAAACATCGAACTCAGGCCGAACAATAGGCAATTCTGAAACCATCTCGGACAATATTTTTGCAAATCAGTACTATCGTAGCTCGTGCTCATTTCAGGAAATGCCTGATTATACCAATAATTAATCGTCTGTACACCATCAGGCACAGGATATGCAAGTACAGTAACCACTCCCGTACTAGTATTCATTCCTGAAATTATTAAATCTGTAACCGTACCAGTTTCGCTATAATCAGGATCAGAGTCTTCCAGCCAATCCAGAGGTCTAAAGTTTACTTTGCTATTATTCGTATAATTCTTAGCTAAAATAGGAGTCTCGAAATCGCTTGCTAGATCGTAATCTTGATCTGTATCAGCAGTCGTAATAGTACCTTTTTTACGCCTAAAATACCAATTAGGAGACTCTCCCATTAGCATCGCCGATACGATATCGACGTATTTATACGCGTTATTAGTAAACGTTGACGAAGATGCGGTCAATCCGCACCTCCGCAACGATATAGTCATTAACTCAGAAAGAGTCATATTACATATGCGCTATACGAGCAAGCGCCTCCGCGTCTTGTAATTCGCTGTCAAAATCCATAGACCCAGTACTAATATGATTACCCATACGCCAGTTTTCTACCCAAATAGTCACAGCCTCTGGACCTTTTTCTATCACGCCTTCAGGCGGGAAAGGAACAAAGCCTTCGTACTCTTGCGCTACATACGCGTCTTCTGCAGTTTCGTCTAGTTGAGATATATTACGTATTCGTAATGTAGTAACTTCTGAATCCCTAACGGCTTCTCCGTTTGAACGCATGTACTCACGAGCTTGCTGGTTGACGTCTCCCGACTTCTTCTTCCTTACCGGAGGATTCCCCAAAGCCCGGTTAATAAGAGCCTTAGTAGATTCATCGGCGTTAAGGATAACCTTTACCAATTCTTCGCCCGCAGACAAAGGCTTAGCCGGAGCCCGTCGAACATCTTCCACAGGCTTATCCTCATTAAGCTTGGCCAAATCGCTCCTTAGCGTCGTACTTTCAGACATTACTTACTTCTCACTTTCCGCTTAGGCTTGGCGTTAGTTACTTTCTTCTTGGTTTTAGCTGCATACTGCTTTGCAGCCTTACGCCCAGCCGCTGAGTATGAAAAATGCTTTCCGCCAACTTTTGGCATAGCAATTCTCCCATTTAAATAAGGCAGGGGCACCGCCTCGATGCCCCCACCTTAACACTACACTACCAAGTTCTGCAGAACCACACCCACATGACCTGTGTCATCAGGTGCGAATGCAGCCAAGCCAACCAAAGGCTCAGTTTCCGCATCTTTGGCGTGTACAGCGCCCGCAACACCATCCGAAAGCGTAAGATTCTGGCCAGCAGCAATAGTGCCATCAGCCAAAATAGTCGCTACGCCCGCAGTCTGGAACCAACCGTAATAGTTAGCCTGGAAAGTAATGGGCGTTACACCAGCAACGATGTAATCAGTAGCCGTTGCGCCTACAACATTGTACCACAAACTGCCAGTAACAGCTACGTCGGTCGCAGTCGTGACGGCAACTGCCAAGCCGTCAAACAACGTAAACGTAATAGCATTACTATCAGCAGCCGTGTTACTCTTAATGCGATACTGGAAACCTTCTCCGGCATCATCAGTAATATGCAAATAACCTCCAGCATACTGATTCTCAGTAGCACTGCCGACAGTACCAGAATCCGTATAAGTAACTTCAGTAGCACCCGCAGATGCCGCCGTCAACTTACCATCAGATTCTACGATAGCCGTAGCCGAAACATCCTGAGAAACCAACAAACCGCGGTTAATGGCAGCGGCAGTATAACCGTACCGGAACACACGACCATCCGCGAGCTCCAGCTTTTCGCCAATAGGATATATAGCAGTCGACGACTCCTCATAAATCCCCTGGCCAGTTTTACTTCCAATGCCTTCACCGCCTACGCGGTTATTGCTGAAATTATGTGCTCTAAAATTAACAGCCATCTTAATTTTTCCTTTCCCTATGGGCAGGGCTAAACCTCCATTGGCTTGGAGGCAGGATTATCTACTAAGTAAACGTAGTAGCAACACCCAAACGACGGGGGTTATTAATAACGAGCTGACAGCCAAGAACAACAAACGCGACCTTAGCGAACTGATTCACCGGCTCCTTAAAAGGAGTCTTAGCGAAGTTCTTGTTCGCCTGGATCTTCATCTTGATGTAATTGTCATTCAGCATATACAGATGCTGCGAAGCGCAGTCACGATCGTAACGGACAGTAGCGCCACGGAAATTCGGCATACCCGCATCAGCTGCCCCGCGAGTACCGGCTTCTAGCCGCGCATAACCGGTCGACTCAAAAATCTCCTGGAGGTCGCCAAAAATGGTTAGCGTGGTAAAGATATCCGTAGGCGTTTCATTACCTTCCGAACAATCATTCCAGAGCGACGACATACCCGTGAGGCCAGCGTAAAAGTCACCAGACTTCGAATCTACATCAGTAGAAGAAGTATTGGCCTTATTACGCCACCAGGTATTGGTCGCACGATTAATACCACCGACAGTACCCGAAGTGGCAGTATCAGCAACAAGATCCTGGAGACCCAGAATCGACTTGCCAGACTGCGCACTGTAGAGCGCCGCATTGATGGCATCCCGAGCAGACATCATAGACTGCTTGGTTTTAGCTTCGAGCAATCGCATAGCACTGTCGCTCTTACGATTCTCATCTTCTTCAGTCATAGAAATCGTAATGGGTACGGCATAGTAACGCCACGGGAAGAAAGCCGCAGTGATACCATCAACAGCATCGGTACCGACAGTGTCATACCCGTCGAACCAAGTACCGCTGTTCTTGCCATACATTACGTCTTCTTGGATTTCTTTGCCGCCTGCCTCTACTTCTGCTTTCGAGTTAAACATACGCAGCGTCGGATACGCGTCAAAAATCGTATCAGTCAGCCGCTTACGCTTAGCTCGCATAGTAAGAGTCCAAGCAGCATCCCAAGTTTCGGTGGTGCTGGAAGCTGCCATTATTCAAATCCTATGTTCTTAAGACCATCGAGAACCTGACTCGTGTCAAGTCTACCCGACGACGTATTATTGGAAGGAACAGAACGCGGCCCAGGCCCAGTCCTATTGGGCTGAGTAGCATTCTGCGGTGCAGGAGATTCCAGACCCCCATTATACGCCATTGCTTTTTCATATGCTTGCAATACCGTATACGGTCTATCTGTCTCTGGGTTTGTTTTGCCGCGAAAATATGCAATGTCATCCTGCATTTTCCAGATTGCATCACCATGAGCCGCGGTAGCTTCGTCAATCTCCGTCTGAATTTGAGATTGTGCCTGCTGCTGTTGTTGCTGTTGATTCTGTTGGTAGGACTGCAATATCTGACCTACACCATTTTCCACCGTCCCTAAACGTTCTAGATACGGCTTAACGATGGCCTGAGCAATTGATTCTACAGCAACGGCAGCGTCATAACCTTCAGACTCAGCCGTGATACCCAGTGACGGCAAAATCGAACCGTTCTCCGTAGATTGCGGTTGTTCTTCTTGGCCCTGGGCACCTTCAATTATACGAAGATAACGCTCCTCGGCTTCGCGCATGCGCTTTTCTTGGTTGCGCAAATCCATGTTAGTACGATTTAAAATCGACTGTTGCTGACGCGCAACTTTCTGAAGAGGTTTGTACTGTTCAGGGACACTTTCCATATCCCCAGATAGCCAGTCAAACTGCACTGGATCAAACTCTTCTTGCGCCTCAGTGAATTGGGCGTCATTAGCTGCGGGGTCAGCTGCCTGAATTCCAACGTCTGGTCCAACGGCTTCGTCTAATCCTGCTCCAAAGACGCCTTCGTTAACCTCTTCGCTGGATTCAACCGGCTGTGTAGCTTCTGACATAAATTATACTCCTTACGATTGTATAAATTCGGGAACTGAAGTTATAGGGTCAATAACGCTAAAGCCAGTTCTGCAAGTTCCCGAGTTTTTGCAGAAGCTCTAGCTTCCCTGTTAGCGACATTCATAATTACAATTGGACGCACAAGTTCTTTTTCCGTATGCAAAAGAAATTTAATCTCGGCCGATACCATCGAGCGCCTCCTTTTCTAGACGTTTAATATCTTCTGGCCCATTAATCCATCCACCAAGTTGTTTAGATTCTTCTTTTTGGGGAACGATCTCTTTTCCTGGCCCTTGATATCCAGGCGGGCGTTCATGCTGACGGGATCCTTTTACAGGATCTGCAGCTTCGATTACATCAAACTCTTTTAGCAATCGCTTCTTATGCGAATAATCTTCTACAACACAGCCAAACCCCGGATGGTACTTCCCATACATTGAAGCAGCATTAGGATTAAACTTAGACGGACCTGTGATGCGTCCATAATGAATCCCCATAGTTTGCCCACAACACTGAGGCGCACCGGTGATAATGTCACACTTTTCTGCGCCACACTTAGCGCAAAAATAATCATGATTTATAGCCATTTATGCGCCTTGTCCCGTTAGTGTTGCTACGTCTGCAGTAGCGGCATCAGCAGTCTCTTGAGCATTCTGCCTTACCTCACTTATAATGCCCCCTTGGCCGCCTTCGACCAAACGCCCATCTACACTAGGCTGCGATCCGCCACCTTGAGGCTGTGCTACCATTTGTTGATGCATCTGTACATGCTGCATTGCAACCTGCAGTACTAGCTGCTGTATCTGGGGAGGTACTTGAGCAAACTCAGGTCGCTGTGACAATGCCTGCGGATTCTCTGCTTGAATATGAGCAAAGTGATCCATCCCTTCAGTAACAGGAGGCATCTGGCCCTGCATCAATAATCCAATTTCCATTTCTATAAGCGCAAGTGCGTCACCTCCGGCCATACCTCTAAGCAGTTTCTCTGGAGTAGCACGCCTAAACCCACGCATTAACATCTTAGTAACTTCTATCTGGTCTACTAGAGGATTAGCCATTAACCGATCATACAACAAAATAGTATTCTGTTGTTCAATCTCTTCAATCATCGGCTGCATTGATTGCGCGTCAACTCTTAGGGCAAAATCAAAATTAAACGATTCCGTAGTCAACACACTATACTCTGCTTCAGCATCCTCATCTGCGATATTGATAATAAAGTTGTGAGGCGTGTACCTAAAGTCGCGCCACGTCCTAAAATTATTAGTCGTTATATCCTCATACACTTCCGCAACAGCCTGCTGCATCCACTCCCTATTGAGAGACGACTGACCTGCGAGAAGTGCAGATTCCGTAGCAGTCTTTCTACTTGCACCCTGCTGCGCTAAATCTCCAACGTGCAGCGACTGCTCTTCGTAACTCCGTGCATCCGATTCCAAACCTAATTGATCCGTCGGTACGCTACCCCAATTAGCTTCCTGAATACTCTGCAAAGATTTAACGGCTACAATATCACCGTCTTCTGCATCCTTGAGTTTCTTCTCCAACTGAGAATTCGACCCAAGCTCAGACTCTTCAGCAAAAATAACTCGAGCGAAACGCTTCAGGACATCTGCACGCCGAGATACAGACTCAATAATCAAAGCCTGTAAATCCTCAATATACTCCATTGGAGGTATGGGATAGAACGAATCGTTAAGGTCAAACCGCAACGGAACATACTGAGTACCGTTTTTGAGTAGCGAACCCGGAAGTGGCGTAGAGCCTACAATTCTATTGTTAGAAACCTGAGCTGATATATTCCCAAATGGATGCGGAACATCCTCAATAGGATCTTCTAGATGATCTAAGAATGTATGTAGTCTGCCATCAATACGATTATGAACCTCATAAATCTTAATCGTCTTCTTATCGCCTTTGATTCGATTAACTATTTCATCTTCTTCGTCATCATACAGATCAGTTCCGAGCCGCCCATACTCTGTGCCAGGCTGCAAATCCTCAACAGCATCCAATCCCTCTGGCAATGTATATCGCGGATCATCACGCACAAACTTAAACGGCACCTCGATCTCTTCAATTATATAATACGCATACCCAATACTCTGCGGCGGGCAATCGGGGTCCGGGAATATCCGAAAAGGATCTTTACGCATGTAACACGTAAACCCTTCTCGCATAACGTCATTGCTCGTATACGGAGGGAATGAATCTGTACCTGCAGGATTCCACCCAAACTTACCCCAACCTACTCCGCAGAAGGCCGCATCAAAAATCTGCTGATGCACCTCGACTTTAGCGTTCATCAACTTCAAGGCACTGTTTGCAGCTTTCTCCATTATCCGCGACGTTTCGCCCCAGTCAACTCCAAGCCTCTCATACAAAGGCTCAGCCATCACATTAATATGCGGATAATTAAAAGCCAACGAAGCCAACATCTGACGCATAATCGGATACATCCGCGACAAACGAATAGTCTTTTCTTCGTCAAGTCCCGGAAGATCTAGCTTCAACGCATAGGAATCAAGCAATCTTTGCCACGTTTTGTGGCGCTCATCCATTGCATCTCTGGCCGTCTCTATCTGACTATGCCAAAAAGTTTTATCAGCAGCGTCCATAAGTTCAATTCATAGTAACGTGATAACGACCAACACTTCGTCCATCATCGTCAAGGTCGTCGAGGATTTCTTTTCCATTCCCGTAAAGCTCATCAGCGTCTTTGGCCATTGGACGATAGAAGTGAATCATGCCGTAACGCCATTCATCTGCGGCGTGATCTTCAGCATCTGTATTCAAGTCTTCTATATTCTTTTCGTCTCTAGGCAATGCTGGAACTGTACGAACGAAGTGGTCGTTCCAACCGTCGAATACTTTAAAACTTCCATGCACCAATGCATCTTTGCAAGCACGCCAACCGTTAATACGATCATTGTTCGCCCGAGTCAAATACAACCCTTCTTCCTGGAATACGTCAGCAGGACTCTTAGTGTATCGCTCGTGCAATCGGCGTTTAGTCCACATAGACGGATCAGCGTAAATCAATGTCGGGGGTCTTCCGCCAGTGAAAGGACACGATTCAATTCGTCGTCTGATCTCTCTAGCGTGTTCCGATCCCGTTCTCTCCCCTTGGTAATATTCCAATATACGCCATACAATGCCATCATAGTCAATAGCGTATAGCCCAAAAGATGTAGGAGCAACTTCACCATAGTCCATCGCGCCGTATAACGGCCAGTCAACAGGTATCTCAAACGACGGTTTAACGATCTCATTATGTTGCCACATCGAAAAATACTGACCAGGGTAAATATCCCAGTCACCGTCTAAATACGCTCTTCGTAAATGCTCGTCTTTTATCGCCTTCAGAATCTTTATATACGCTGGGTCAGCAGCCATCAACGCTGGATTATCATATACCTTTGCGGGTATATATGCGTAATCTTCAGCCTCTTCGACTTCATTCTCGTATATCTTATCTACCCAAAGCCGCTTTACCCATAAATGCCCGACACCTCCAGGGTTCCCAGTCGCCCACATAACAGGCTTAACTCCAGCCTTAGCTGTTCGATTCGAGGTACTTAACATTTGCCACTGGAACTCCGTGAACTGCGTGACCTCTTCTACAAATATATAATCGAACTCCTGACCCTGATACTGAAATACATCATCTTCATGTTCCGAATGTCCAAACATCAACTGTGAATGGTTCGGCAAATACAATACATTTTCACTTTTGTTGTACCAGTTCCGCATCTCAGGAAACTGACGAAACAACGGTCTTACATGATTACCGTCAAGCTGTTTGAATGTCCTCCGAATTATCAGCCCCGTTGTCCCGGGATTCTCCATCAGCATCGTCAGCATGATCAGTCTGCCGCCGTGACTCTTCCCTCCACCTCTCGCTCCTCCGTAGAAAGGATGCCTCGTACCCGCTTTCACTGCTTCGAGAAGTTGAAACTGCTTCGGTTGAAGCCTGAAGTCGAACTGTAGGCTTTCTGTCTGTATTTTTGTTCTGGCCATGAGCTGACTTCACATTCCTTATGTCTTCATATTGAGGCAAGAAAAGCTCTGCGATATCACGCTCTTCAATACCTAAGCGGCGATCTTCGTTTACAATGTTTTTGCATACTTCAATACAATCAATCGGATCTATGTTAAGCGATTCAAGATAAATCTTCATCTGAGGGGTGAACCATATATCTATTGTAGAATCGCCAAGAATCCAATCAGTTTTGTATTCATTATATAGATCCCTCATTTCCATATATGAGAAACCTTTAATCTCTGCGACAGTATGCAGTGTCCATTCTTCGTTCAGAAGCCCCTCATGCATACGGTGCATCCAATCAAGATCACGCCACTTATAAAGCACCTCAATAGTTTCGTTCAGTTGCGCTATAAGAATTGACAGGCAAAGTCTGAAGTAACGCGACTCTAGTTCTGCATCCTCAGCATCCTCGATAGAGGAGAAAGACATATGATGCCAGGCAGATATATCTAACCGCAAGTCCGACGCTTCAAGAGAGTTATTAGGGAGTCCCCACGCCATCCTCTACGACCTCCATAGCTTTGTCGAGCTTAGATTCATTTGCCGCTTCGTATTTATCTATGTTGACCACAATCTGAGGCCCAGTCGCCATAGACTCACCACTTTCCTCTACTGCGATCAAGCGTGTCTCTTCGCGAGCTTGTGCCAGGCATTTAAGCATTACGTCATGATTCTGCTCATGCTCTGCTGCCTGATAGTTTTCCTCTAAACGTCTCAGTCTATTTGAATACGACGCGATAGGTATATGAGCAATAAGCATTGAGCGCTTAGTCTGCTCTTTGTCTATCATAGCCTGTACACGCGGCTTAACTATTTCTCTCTTTATAGAGGCCGCAGAAGTGTTCAGGGCTTTAGCTATCTCTGCCGCAGTCTTCCCCTCATACACCAGCATTGTTACTAATGCAGATGCATCGAGCATTCTGTCGTTTACTAACTCCGCCGTAGGCTTAGAGTTTTTACTGAACTTGCTGAGGTCTCGCATTAGCCGGACCGACAGGAGTCATCATATTCTGCTGCTGAGGTATAGCAGGAGGCATATCACTAAGCATCTCAAAGCGTTGTGACTTAGCCATCAACTCTTGGAGGAGCTGCATCATTTGTGCCTGCGTTTCAGGGTCGCCGGCTTCCTCTGCATCACGTGCGACGGCCATAATCATTTCAGCATCTTCAGGCATCATACCTGAGATATCTATCTGCATGGGACCTTGCGGGCCATTGATAGTCATGATATTCGACGCCGCATCTTCCTGTCCCATTACATTTAGGGAATCAGCCATTCCTGGCATTATCTATCTCCACGTTGATTAACGTCATAAGCTATAGCGGCAGTTATACCCCCAAGTGGGAATGCTGCTTCGGCGAGGACGTATGTAGGTCCGGCTGCTTTGCTAGGAGTACGTAGCTTACCTTTAATGAGGTCTGCTAATTCTTTTTCTGCTTTTTCTTTAAACTCAATTGCATCAGTTATATTTTTACGAAACTTTTGTACTTGAGACTCCGCGCCTATATGAACAGGGCCAGAAAATTTAATAGGACCGGATTTTACATTTCCTTGCGCATCAAGAACTTCTCGGTATATGGCAGATATCGGGCCTTCATTTCTTTCTATCCACCCTAAAGCTGTACTTTTTAATTGGTCTACATCAATAGACGCAAATTTTATGTCTTCCTGCAACTCAAGAGTCTTCTCAGTTAATGCCTCCCCAGCATATGGCCTATCCCCTACTTCTCTAGGGGCACGTTCAGGATCAAACGTTGCATACTGAGAACGAATCTGCTGAGGCTTGAACACTGCATAAATGTCAGTTATCGGGCCACCGTCTGTGGTGTTCTTCATTATAACGCCGTCGTGACCTTTATCCTTCGCTGTCTGGAGTAGGTCGTGGTACGACACGTCGCGGTATGATTCACCTTTAAAGTCATGCACTAAAGGATTGGTCATACGCAACTTGACGGGCATTACGCTTTGATATTGAGTATTAATCTTAAGGCGTAGATTATCTATTTGTTTTTTAAGTTCTTGTATTTTAGGATCTTTCTGTATACTTTTTTGGACTTCACTGTCTGGCATACTTTTATCAAATCGATACATCCCAGCAAGTTGCATTGTGAGATTAGAATACTCATCTTGAACTTTAGCTAGTTTGTCCACGTGCGGTCGCAATATCGCACTTAATTCATGAGACGTCGTACGCCCAAGCTCTACAGCATCAGCATAGTCCGCATAAGAATTTGCAGTTTCAGTATCAGCACTAAAAAAGAATGCTTTCCTAGCACTGGGCGCATCTGTAGTCTTACCTAATAGTCCCGGATCGAAGTCTGTTATATCACCTGCAGTCCCGTGGAACGCGTCGATGTTGAAGCCTTGCTTGACTGCGCGGTCTATACGGGCCAACTCTTGAGGCGGCAGATTGTCTAATGATTCAAGCATAATCTTACTTATCTGCCTATGCAAAGTTGGATTCGGTTCAGGATATTTACCTTCAGCTATATCGTGAAATATATCAAATGCTTCTTGCTCTGCTGGAGTAAATACTCCGCCCTTGTTGGTATTGATGTGGACGAGCATTTTATGTGCTTTAAGTGCTGCCTCTTCCGGTGTAATATTCCAATCTATATCTGGAGCGTCTGATCTAGCAGATTCTGCTTGAGAAGTATAGTGTTTTCGCGCACTTTCTCCAGGTACCTCTCCTCGTGCGACGGCTTGCTCATACAGTTGCTGCGATAACTGACTTTTCCGAGTAGGCTGCACATCGGGCATAGGTTCGTCAGTCACCCCTACGTCTCTACGGCCTAAGCGTTTTGCGATGCTGCTTAGAGCTTTGCCGCCACCGAGCATTTCAAGGGCCGACATTTGTTCAGCGGTCCCGAGCGGATCCTGTACTGCTTCGATACCTGCCTGGCCTAATGACTGAGCAGCTCCGACTGGATCCTCTATCGCTCCTTCAGCCATACCTCGCAACTGTTGTATAGCACCTTCGGGATCTTGCAACACCGCGCCTATACGTTTCGCCGGGTTTGCAGCGAGCCATCGGGGTATGAGTTCCGCGAATCGTCCTAGCTCGTCTTCTGCTTGTAGTGTGCTTTCGAGACGTTGGCCCATACTTTGCAGCCCCGAGCCGAATTGCGCGACCACATCGGGAGCACCACTAGGATAGTTATAGGGATCCATACGTAGCCTAGGGTCGGGTTTCTCTACGCCCAGCCTATTGATGAGATCCATTATAGATTCGCGTTGTGCCATCGTTTATTCTATGATTAAATTCGCCAACCGAAATTATTCACTTTTTGAATTTTTTCAAAATTATAGCGAGACCAGGTTTTAAGTACCGCCATCGCTTTGGTGGATGTGCCCCGCCCCGGGGGGAGTTTGGTTCATCGAACAAGCGTTGGGCTTACCGATCACCTGTCTACATCGCCATACAAACGTCACATAAGCCGATCACCTGGTCGACGTGCCCAACAAACGATCAGTATGCCCAACATCCGATCGATACGCCAAACCGTTCACTATATTAACCAGGTGTTCAGTATGCCAAACGGCTGCATTATGCCCCATACAAAGATTATGCCAGGACGACAAACGTAGCGCAATATTAACTAAAGTCTACCTCTATATATTAAGGTATTATCGATCAACCGTCAAGCTGAACAAGTGTGCACTATTCATACCGTATCTTACCCCTCAGAAATCTGAATAAACGACAGAAATCTGTAAGTGTAATATAAACACCAGGTTAGAGTATTTTACCCTCAGAAATCTGAGACTATGGCATAAATACAATAGTGCACAAAAGGACAGTATAAAGATACATCAAAAAAGATAGGTGCATAAGTGTATGTAAATAAAGAGGTTAGGAGAAAAGTATAAATAAACTGTAATATTATGCGAGGGTGGCACAAATATCGCTTATATATAGGTATAAAGGGAAAGAAAAAAAGAGAAAAAAAGCAAAATTTTCGGAACCTTTTGAAACATTGAAACGTCTAATATATAACACAAGAAAGGAAAACAGTTTAGCAAGCTACAGCCTAACAAGCTATTAAAATTAAATACGGCGCGCTAAGTAACATAGAGAAACTTAGCTAACCGAGCGTAGAGTGGTGAGCCAACGGCTATAGCAGCCAGGGCGACGACCCTTGACAGAGATTCTACGCCAAGACGGACCTTGCCAGCCAATAATGTCAATCCCTTAAAAGAGAAAGAGGCCTATAATGGCTCGCAGTAAATTTGAAGACTTGAGTGTAGTAAGCGAACTTGACAATTTTACTATTCGCCAGCACGTAAGCACTAAAGGTGGCGAACCGATTACTACACCTGGTGGACGTGTGATTGAGTATCCAATTGCGCGCATTTCGAGGGATAATAGTGAAGGCGTCGATGTGGCCGAATTGGTCGAAGCTCTAGACAATGCGTTTAAAAGCCATTGGGAAAACAATCTAGACGCACCTGACCATATCGAATTTCCAAGTCTGGCCTATCGGATTTGCATTGGCCTAAATCACGCGCATAGTCTTGAGCACGACGGTAGGTGGCCAAGTGGGGTGCCTTCTTATCGCTTCGAGAGTTTTAAGAAGGATCTAATCGAGGCCATTGGCAATGCGTCGGACGCTACAACTGATCCTGAAGTGTTGAGACTGAAGGACGATTATCCTGAGTATTTCGCGAGGTGGCAGGCTGAAACCGCCGCAGCCCAAGCGGCTCTGGCCAGTCTGTAGAGAGTAAGTTTTAAGGGTGGGGTGCTAGTATAGGCTCCACCCTCACTTAACACTAAACAAGGGATTTAAAACACATGCTACCAGGAAACACTCCGGCCGACTATAGCAGAATTGATAGTATGTCTGAAACTGAACTGTGGAGAAATTTTCAGATATACAAAAACTGGCTAAAAGTAGTTGGACATAAAAAAGTTACTGAAGCAACCGATGACGAAATCAACAATTTGAAATTTGGTTGTAGAGTAAAAAATCAATTGCAAGCTATCCTGAGCGAAAATAATATCAATATTCCCCTCTAACAATCCTAACCCCTGGCCTACGGGCTGGGGGTTTTTGTATGTATACCAGGATCATAAATTCGGTTACTGAAGTTATACACTAGTTTTGCGTTTTTGCTTTGCTTTGAATGAATTTTACAACTTTTAAACAAGGGTTTAATAGTTTAAACTGGGTTAAGTCTATGTAAATAAAGGACTTAGCAAACTTTGAAACTTTGAAACATTTAAACAAGGCATTCGCTCTTCACACAAGAGTATATATAAATATATATAAAAATATATGTATTTTATATAAAAGAATAGTTAGTTTCCCCTCCACTCTTCTCACTCGAAATAGGGCACCGTTTAATTGTTTCAATGTTTCAAAGTTTTATAACCCCAATAAAAACAATGACTTAAATTGGGGTAAACTATTAAACCATAAGTTTCAAAGTTATATAACTTCAATAAAAACAATGACTTAGAATAATTCTAAACTCCCCTCAGATTTCTGATCCTCCCCTAAGTCTAATAAAAACAACAACTTAGGTATAATTGTCTCAGATTTCTGACACTCCCTGAATTATGTCAAGTGCATAAGTTCAATAAAAACAGGAACTTACGAGTTTGGCATGATTTTTGCAATGTATATGTGTTCACTCTTATAAACCATCCATACGGGAGCCAACCCATGGAACTGCAGAAAGCTCATTCAGCTGAACTCAAGCTGAGATTGATGGATATCAATGACGAAGTGCGGGCATTACGGGATGAAGCGTCCAAAATCTCTACGGAGTTAATATCGAGGACAGTGCCCAAATACGATAATGGGCAGATACTTCAGCGTCTAAATGAATTCGGCGCAAAGAAAAATATTCGTATTCTCGACGCAATTCCTACTGCCGACGGATGGGAATATAAATGCGAACAAGCAAAGATTGATCGCGGTATTAAGACTTATACCGTCGAAGAGCCCTATCTGTTTGACATTGGACTTAAAGATAAAGATTTCTACACCACAAGTCCAAAGCACGAATTCCACCGTAAACCTAAGCGACAGAAGAAAGGAGGCCAGGAGCCTAAATCTGTCAAGATCGATGCAGCAACACAAGACAAGATTAATGCGTTACTAAATATATAGGAGCCAGCCAAATGATTGACAGCATAGATCGTTATGATGCCCGCGTGCAATCCGCGGAAATCGAAGAAATCAAAGAGAAAGTTGTAAGGATTGAAGAGCTCATGGAGGAGTTTGTTAATGTCCTTGAGCTTATGGAAGAGCGTCTTGTGAACCTGGCTAACGAGGTGAGACGCTCATGAATATCCCTACGCCTTTCGTTCCTTCGCATAAACTCAATATTACTATTGAGATTGATGATGTCGATTGGGATACTCTCAAAGAAATGACTAACTGTGGAGACTATCTCGACAATTCGACATACGAGAATGCTTTAGTCAATGGCATTCTAACGCAGATACTAAACCAGAAACGTGAATTCGACGCATACCTCGATACATGTATCAAAACCTGGGAGAATGACCAATGACTTCAGAACGCAAACATGACGTGATGCACGTCATCATCAGTGGTGAGCTTCCGAATGGCGGCCACTTTAGTATCTTTCACAATGATGACCATCCTGATACAGCAATCAGTCTTCCGCGCGACACCACCCCCGATGACCTGCTAACTATTTCAGGGTTGGTTACGGATATTACCAACCTCATTAATGCCTACGAAGGTACGCTGCACTTCTGCTCAAAAGGAGACGCGTAATGAAAGACATAGGACATTTCTCACTTGTGCGCGTCAACGATAATATAGTAGAGCTTACCAGGCAGAATATGTTTGGCGAAAAGGCATCAAGATGCTTTAACGCTAAGTGGAATGAGTTTGTCCCTAACTTTCAGAAGTGGATGCGCGACGAGATGCTGATTCAAGACGCATTCCCTGACTTCTCTGCCGATGACCGTGAGTTCATCGTATCGGGACTCACCCCTGATGCCTGGGATAAGATATTTGGAGAGCCAGAAGAAGTAGACACTGAGTTATCCGAAGAGCCGGGGCATTAATTCGGTTGCCGAATTTAATCACTCATAAAAGGATAAATCACATGACCAGTTCAAGCACATCTCCTGTTATGCCATTTGAATTAATGGAAAATCTTACAGAAGTAGCTAAGGCTTTAAACGTTCATCCGCGCACCATCATTAAATGGAACACTTCAGACGAGGATTGGCCCAAAGATTTAATTATGGTAAAAATCTGCAGGCCTTTCAATAAGATGAAAGGGTTTGAAGATTATTGGCTTCCAGAAGGCGCGCTTGTTTGCCTAACTAAGATTTACCCAAAGCGTAAACCATCTGCTGCAGCAAAAGAAATTGAAACTCTTAGAAAGCGTTTAATTGAAGCGCTGCAGCAAAATGAAGAACTAACTGACATACTCAAAAATAAATTACAGCTTGACCACCCATAGTCAATATGATGGACCATCCTTTTATCACATATATTGACGAGGTATTCTTTCCACCACTCCGGGAGCAAGACATAGTTGTAATGTCTTATTGGAAAGATTATACTTGTGAGCGGGTATCTGACCCATGTCAGCCTCGCAGGGGCTATAACCATAAATCTGTTCGTAAAGTAAAAGGAGTTAGAGACCGTAATCTCAACCCAAAAGTTATTTTAACTCGCACTGACCGCGTCCTGGCTCCCGCGCGTTAGTGCAGTAGAGGGTGGCATACTCCCGTTTTGCCACCCTCTACACTTTTTATGGAGTAACATAATGAACACAGACGTAGATCCGAAGTATTTAGAAAATCGTGTCTTTGTTAATTTCAACAAAGAAATCCGTGAAGTAATCGGAGACTGGGAAGTAGATGGAGAGCCATACTATAAGCTTCGCCCTACAGCCAGTAGTCCTGGCGGCGCTACAGTAAAAATTGAAGATGCAGAAGTAGTCGATGTCGATGCGTCTCTCATAATTCCCGTTGAATCTATGACTGATGAAGAGCTCGAACAGGCTTTGAGCGACGCTGAAAACGAGAGGCTCATAGTCAGTGACCGCAAGCAGGCAAAGGCGGCGCGGACTAAGAAAGCTGCCAAAGCAGTAATTCCTACTACAAAAGAATTTCAGGACAAGATGAATGCATTACTTAATCTTTAATGGATTGCACGTCGCCATAATTGTAGGAATTGTTATGGCGATTGCATATTTCATAAACAAGAAAGTAAAATAATGCAAACAGGTATAGATTCTAAAAACAGAGTCATCAAACTCGATAACTATTCATTGAGTCTTTTCCGGGAATGTCCCAGGAAATACTTTCATCGAATTGATTCAGGTTTGATTCCTGAATCTTCATCCCAATCCTTAGCTCCTGAGTTGCTATTCGGTATTGCAATTCACCGTGCGATGGATACGCTCTTCAACGAGCAAGATCCAGAATTAGCTTGTGAGCGCTTCCTCGACGCCTACCAACCAGTTCCTGAAGATGCCAAACGCACGCCAGGTCGAGGCATCAGTATTATAGAAGATTATTGGGAGAGGTGGAGCCGAGAGAATGACCGTTACGATTTGAGCGTATCAGAAGTTAAGTTTGAAGTCAACATAGGGAAAGTCCCCAGTCTCGATGGCGGCGCACCTTACGATGTATACTATGGCGGACTTATCGACAAAGTCTTAATGCGCGACGATCAAGTGCTTTTAATGGACCACAAAACTTCCAGTTGGGAAAGCACTTATCTCATCCCTGCATACGCTCAATCCCAACAATTCAAAGGGTATGTTTGGGCGGCAAGACAAATCAATCCTGCATTTGCTTCCTGCACACAACTCATCGTCGATGTATTACTCATTAAGCCTAAAAACAATGATTTCTTTCGTAGTGAAGTCATGTGTAATGAAGACGATTTAGAAGAATGGCGCGAAGGCATACTTCAAACCATTCAAATGATGTTGATGTGCAAACACACAAATACCTGGCCACAGTTCGGAAAGGAGTCATGCACTAATTGGAACAGACTGTGTCCGTATTTTGAATTATGCGACGCCAAGAAATCCTTGCGTCGTGGTATGACGGAATCCCTCTACACCACCGAATTCTGGGATACGAGTGATAGATAATGACACGCAAACATTACAAGATCATCGCACAAGCAATGGCTGAAAGCAAGCCAACCGGAACAAGCGAATCATACTCCAATGATATAGTAGTATGGAAAGCTACCGTTGAAACATTAGCAATGCATTTACGCCACAACAACGCGAACTTCGATAAAGATAAATTTCTCGACGCCTGTAACTATTACAAATAGGAGCCACTCAATGCCTATAGAATTTGACGGCGCAGATACTGCAAGTCCTGGCCCAGTTAAGAATCTACTCTACGGTGAGCCAGGTATGGGAAAGACCTTTAGCCTCAGATCGCTGCCGAAAAGCGCTCTCCCAGCATTACTCATAGACTTAGATCGGGGCGCTACATCTGTATTAGGAGGTTTCGATAAAGGAGAACTCCTCGGCTTTATTCCAGACCGATTTGCAAAAGCAGGCAGAAAAGAAGCTCCAGCTGCTTACGAACAAGTCAAAGACAGACTTAATGAAATCCATAACGACGATGCAATAAAAACTGTTATAGTTGATTCATTTACAGAATTGTATCAGAATATAATGGATTACGTAATGCACAAGAACAATAAAGCATTAGACAGCGCGCCTACACAACCAGACTATGGGATGGCGATGCGCTTCTGTATTAAGTTTGTCGAAGCTCTAAGCGAACTCAACAAACACATCGTAGTGATTTGTCATGAAGCTAACCACACTAACGACGTGACTGGGATCACTAAAGTCACTCCTGCACTGACAGGCCAGTTAGCTTCTAAAATTCCTGGCTACTTCGACAATGTGCTCCACGCCAAGGTGAAAGGCCGAGGTGAGAAGCGGGAGTATATCTGGGAGACAGTCCCTAACGGATTGTATATCGCACGCACTCGCACTCAAGGTTTAGATACAGAAATCCCACAAGACTTCAGCTTGCTGATAAAGGATTAATGATGTCACACTTAGTTTCGTTTAAATATCCCCATGATTTTTTTGATGCAGACCTTGATGTTACTGCAACTGTATGGCCCGGAATAGCGGCGACTCGTTGTGATCCTGCAGAACCTGCAGATTTCGGTATCGAAAAAGTTACGATAAGCACTACTTCAGGCGACATTGATTTTGGAGACTTGCTCAGCGACGTAGCTCTTGAAGAAATCTCACAATACTTTTGGGATAATATTGATGTCGAGTAAAGACGAATTTAATCTTTTAAAAAGTGGAGAGCTTTCTCGAGACTCCACTGATGCATTTTCGCTTGTCATTACGCAAGAGGAAATAGATTTATTGATTTCCCTTTTGCATAACGACATTGACAGAAAACTCCGCCACGATACCGATCCCTCCGTGGCACAGTCAATCTTCGCTAAGATTATTGACTTAGGATTGCGGTCTGAGGAAAGTGAGGACGATACAGACCAATAACTTCGGGGACCGAATTTAATCTAACTCTAACATGAGGACTTAAACATGACTGAAGCAACGCTAGACTTCGGAAGCTGGGAATCAGAGGAAAAGAACCTCAGCAATACTGTACCTGCCGGAACGTATGACCTGCAACTCGATAAGTGGGAATACCGGGAATCTAAGAACAAGGGTACAGCCGGAGTCAATTTTATTTTTAAGATTGTCCAGAACGATGACTCTACTCTAAACGGCCGTGTGATTTTTCACTGGGCGGGTTGGGGTACGTTCTTCTTCCGTTCCTGCATCATGGCGCTCTTCGAGGATCGTCTCAAAGAGTTGAATGGATTGGATCCGGACAGCGACGAATACGAATCGAGCAAGCTGAAGCTGAATCTTGGCGACATCCAGAACGACGTATCTGAGGATTTGGATGAAGCTATAGGTTCGATCGTTATCGCCGAGGTAGCTGTCAATACCTGGGTTAACGATACCACTGGAGAAAAAGGCGAGAACAACAAAATCTCCAAGTTTCAGCAGCAAAGCTAAATAATCATAGAGGGGGAGAGCCACTAGGGAGGCGCGAAGCTCCGAAAATCTGAAACAAGGAAAGCCCTTGTGGGTTATGCTTACTTCTGGGGAGTAGTAAGTATAAACAGATTTTTTCGCGTTCGGCTCTCCCCCTTTTTATTTATAAGGACAAACAATGGGTTCAGTAACTGAGACGGTAAAGCAAGAGAATATAATCATTCCCGACGATCGTCAACGCAGTGTGCGTCACGACGAAGCTTTAGGGGAACTTATAGAGTCTATCGCAGAGACTGGGCAAATCCAGCCTATCGTCGTAGACAACGCTAATATACTAATCGCTGGGGAGCGACGCTTAACTGCTATACGCAAACTGGTTTCTGACGATCGTCATAACGGTGATGTATTATGTCGGAGGATTCATCCCGAATCAGATTTCCACCGTCATGCAATTGAGTTAGAAGAAAACATTAAGCGAGTCGATCTTACTCCAGCAGAACGTGATCTCGCTATAGCAGAATACACTCGACTTCGCCAAGCTCAAAAAGGCAAAGCCAAACAGCACGTCGGAGGCGGTCATTCCCAAGCAGACACAGCTAAGGAATTAGGTATAAGTGAAGCCACTGTTTCTGACGCAATGAAAAGCGCCACAATCCTCGAACATCACCAGAAAACAAATCCCGAACTTGCACAGCAAATCATAGACGAAGGATGGACAAGAAATGCAATCGTCAACAAATTCAAACAAGACCGTATCAGACAAATCCGCGCAGAAATCGCAAACCGAGCCTCAGCCAAACTCTCAGGAAAACTCGATGACGTCGTACATTGTGGAGACGCTCTTAACTTTCTCGATGGTATTAGCAATGGGAGTGTGGATTTATTTCTTACTGACATACCCTTTGGCATGGATGTTTTCAACAGTGCTGACTTACGTAACTCATCCTTAGGCTCACAATGGGAAGATGATCCTGCACAAGTAAAAGAATTTGTGCGCGAACTCATACCTCGTGTGTATAAAATCCTCAAAGATAACACCCACGCCTTTATCTTCACTGCATGGCATCAGACATTCTGGATCGAAGAGATTGCAGAGCAGAATGGCTTTGTCTTTGAGTATCCCCCTGCTATATGGGACAGAGAACACGTTACTCCATCCAGGCAACCTACACTTTCATTCGGTAAAACTTATGAATACATAGTACACCTTCGTAAAGGCTCTCCCGTATGGCCCGAATCATTAGGGAGCGACGTGATCCGCGGATTCCGCCGTCCCACTAATCCTAAGTATCCCAGTCAGAAGCCTCCTGGCACAATGGGATATTTTATTGAACGTGGGTGTATGGAAAACGAAATGGTAGTAGATTGTTGCTGTGGATCTGGTTCCACTGGAGTCGATGCAATCAATCTAAACCGACGTGTATTATTGAATGATATAAACGAAGAAGCAGTTAAAGTTGCTAAATCTCGAATTGCATTAGAATGCAAGGAAAAACTCGATGCCATATATAGTGGAGCCTGATGGCAAACCCGACGCGAAATACTTAATTGTTGGAGAATCTCCAGGCACTGATGACGACAAAGAAGGCAGACCTTTTTGTGGATGGTCTGGAGAATTACTTTTCGACGACATACTCGCTCGTGCAGGAATCCTTCGTAAGAGTTGTCTTATAACTAATGTGTATTGGGAACGAGTTTCAGGAAATAGACTCGAAACAGTTACAGACATCAAAAAATATCAAGAAGCTAACGATGCCCTAATCACTAAAGCCCAACCTAAAGTTATAATCGCATGTGGCGAATATGCGCTTAGATATTTAACAGGCGAGACAGGGATTACTAAGTGGCGCGGTTCAGTGATGCACACAAAGTTTGGCTGTCCATGCGTTCCTATGATCCATCCACATTCTGTAATGCGCAACTACGCCTGGAAAGTATTGTGCAGACACGACGCTCAAAGGGCGCGACATGTAGCTGATAATGGAATGCCTCCCAAAGCGCGTCGTAATATCATATCTTATGCGACCCTTAAAAAAGTATTGGGCGACGACAAAGATGCGATAGTGAAGCAAATGCAGAACGAGCTAGAGCGTATGGAAAGTTCAATTGCAGCGGCATTCGATATCGAGACATACCGAAATACAATTACGTGTATCGGAATCGCAGATAGCGAAAACGACGCAGTTGTAATCCCATTTACAGGGCAATTCAATCACTCCCAATGTATCAAACTAATACGGAGTTTAGATAAGTGTTTAAAGAGTGACGCGTTTAAGATCGGCCAAAACCTCGATTACGACGTACAATACTTAGCCAAGAGATTCGGCATAGGAGTCAACAACGTATGGATGGACACGATGGTAGCGCACTCAGTGATGCATCCAGAGATGGGCCATGGCCTGGACCTGCTAACTTCGTTATACACACTATACCCATACTACAAAGAGATGAGAAAAGAGGCTACATCGGGACAATACAATGCAACGCTGTGGGAATACAATGGGATAGATTGTTGCATTACATACGAAGTGGGCATGAAATTATGGCAAGAGCTACAGTCGACCAGGACTCAGAAATTCTTTACATCCATCTCGATGCCCGTAACAAAAACTTTAATACGGATGGAGCATAGAGGCGTTCGCGTAGACATACCATTTCGCGCTGAACGTAAAGAAGACATGGAACGCCAGGTCGATGAACTAACTTCTGATCCGTTGCTATGCGGAGTGAACCCAAACTCTCCGAAGCAGGTATTGGATCATTTGAAGTCCATCCTGCCCCGTGGAGAGGGTAATCGTTTAGCCAAATCCGATGTTCATGCGTTGAAGTTGTTGCGTAATCGACAGCCACAACACAGGGATTTCATAGATGCAGTGCTCAAAGTGCGGGAATTGCGCAAGATAATCGGGACATACTTAGAAGCAAAAGTTCACGTCGATAAACGAATGCGTACATCATACCGTACTTCAGCCACAGATACAGGGAGGATTTCATCGTCTAAAGACGTATTCAATTTAGGAATGAACCTTCAAAACGTCCCAGGAGATCAACGTGATTGGTTTATACCGGATGAAGGAAAAATATTTTTCGAGGCTGACGGATCTCAGATCGAAGCTCGCATTACGGCTTGGCTTGCGCAAGACGAGAACTATATTCAAGGGTTCCTTGAAGGAAGGGACATACACACTGAGAACGCCATTGGACTCTTTGGAATTGATGAAGCTGAAGTTAGAAACCAAATCGCCGGTTCACATTATAGTTACAGAGACGTGGGAAAACGAGCATCGCATGCAATTAATTATAAAATTGGACCGAAAAAACTAAAAGACTTAATGAACGAGTACGTACCGTCGTTGGAGTTTAAGATGGGCGACGCCAACCAATTCATACAAGCATTTAAGGATCTACGCCCTGGCATAGCGCTATGGTGGAGTAAGATCGCAGGGGAGCTACGAAATGAAAGAACGCACTACAATATCTTTGGACGCAGACGTGTCTTCTTGGGAAGAGCGGGAGAGGATCTTATACGAGCGGCAGTTGCATTCTTTCCTCAATCAGCGGCAGCGGATCATATCAATCGGGCAATCACTCGAATCGAGACAAGACTTAGGGATGTCGAAGGCGCGGAAATTCTACTGCAAGTGCATGATAGCGTTGCTGGGCAGTGCTATCCGGATTCTCTTGAGAGAGTTAAAGCGATCGTTATCGAAGAGCTTGAAGCACCGTTGCCAGTAGAATTCGACGGCATAAAACTTGTTGTACCGGCAGACTTCGCTACAGGGAAAAATTGGAAAGACTGCAAATGAGCAAAGTTGGGATTTTGTGGGGCGTTTGGGGTAGGCTAAAAGCCTTGTTGGTTCCCTGTAAGCCTTGTTGGTAGACTTGAATAATCCCTTTGACTACTGATATACCCCATAGAAACGACGCATCAACAACGAAAGTCCCCTACCAATGCCCCTAAATAAACCGTATCGCACCATTAGTGAAGTAGAAAAATTACATGAAAAGATAATTGCAGAGTATGTTGAATGGCAATATGAACGCGACTCGTCTCCACAACACAAGCACAAGAAACAAAATGCTTTATTAAGGAGGTGTTTAATGAAATGTATTGAGAAATATCCAGATTTAAGGGAGTCGCCGCATGTCAAGTTTACCCTTGAGGAGTGTGCAAAATGATACGAAAGGGTTCATTGAAAGTTATATGGCCTATACGTCAGGACAAGAGTCACCATCCGACTTTCACTATTGGACTGCCGTGTCCGCACTGTCATCAGCCGTTGGCCGTAACCTATGGCTTGACCGAGGATATTATAAAATATATCCAAACCACTACATCATTCTTGTCGCAGGATCTGCCCTCTCTCGAAAATCCAGTGCTATCAATATCGGAATTAGAATACTCCGTAAAGCCCTTGAAAGACTTAAAGAGTCTGGAATAGATGCGGGAGCGTTAAGTGTTCTGTCTGCGAAGATGACTCCGGAGGCATTGTGTAGAGCTATGTCGACGAAGGGCATCAAGAGTATGTATGCAAATGAAGAGGAAGAAGAAGCAGAAGAGAACAGAATAAGCCGACCGTTGCTATTGTACAGCTCGGAGTTGGGAGTGTTTTTGTCGCGAACTGCTCAAATGAATGGCTTAGTGGATTTGTTAATAGATTTTTATGATTGTCCTGATGATTGGGAATACTTAACGAAGACACAAGGCGCAGACTTTGTGCATAATGTGTACACGGCGATGTTATCCGCGACGACCCCGGATTGGATATCAGCTAATATCACAGGCTCAGTGTTCAATCAAGGATTAGTAGGCAGGACGATATTCGTACACTCCGACAAAGCGCAAACCAGGGTAGCCCACCCGCAGTTCAATGAATACGAGCAGTTCTTAGAGAATAGATTGTTGGAGTTGTTAGAATCTAAGTTGCTGCTCCAGGGCGAAATGCAATTGAATCCAGAAGCATATGAGTATTATGAGCAATGGTATAATTTGAGAGATGATCCAGGCGATAATCAGTCAATGCAGTCAGGGTTCTTTGGACGCGAACATGACCATGTGTTGAAGTTAGCAATGACGATTTCGCTGAGCAGGTCTAATGATTTAGTGATTACTGTTGAAGACATACAAACAGCGATTGAAAAAGTGGCGAGCATCAGGCTTGGCTTAGGGAGAGTGTTTAGAGAAGTTAAGCAACAAAATGAAATATTTGAAGTGCAGTATGTAGAGAGTATAATAAAGGATAAAGGGAAAATATCTCACAGTGATTTGTTGAGACTGGTGCGACGCAAGATGAACTCTGGGCAACTAAAGGAGGCGATTACTGTATTAACGCAGAGTGAGATAATAACTACTGTATCAGAAAAACCTAAGCGCGGGCCAGCAAAGAAGCTATATACATTCGTGAAATCAACTCAATAACTTCGGGTGGCGAATTTATTCACTCATACGGAGGCAACATGACTTCAGAATTTAATCACCCCAACATCAGCAGCGCAGAATTTATAAACCCGCATAAGATGGACCCAGAGCTTATCATAGGACTTAACGGCACACGCGACTGGATCAAACGGCCTATGAGCTTTACCCAAACCGTAAGCGGCACAATAATTCACCCTCATGGCGATGCAGTGGATGTCTGGAGTAAATCCCACGCAAAAGGGTCACTCCATAAATACGACTGCGAACACGTACGCACCGCAGAGCTTAAATCAGTAGTTAGAGCGCCAGGCTCTTTAGGGTTAGCCCAGGATTGGGATTGTGGGATCAAAGACCCCGAAGAACTATTCGATATGTACCTTACCCTCGAACGTCTAAACTACTGGGAAGGTATCGGACTCTATCCGCATTGGAACCGCCCAGGCTTCCATACAGACGTCAGAAGTCAAGATCACCCATACGCCCGGGCAAGGTGGTTTCGGATCAAAGATGGATCCTACTTCCCCCTTACCTGGGCGAATTGGAAGTCCAAAGTTATGCAGTAGCTCCCAAACTTCTCAAAATCTCCAGCCGGCCCTGAAGCCTCGACGCCGTTGGATCGTTTGAAATTAACTGAGCAACGCGTTCTTGGAACGCCTGTTCGTTAGCTGCAAGCTCATCCGCGACTCCGTTATCTTCGGGAGCCGGCTTTTCTTTTTTAGGCATTTCTGCAACTTTACTCATTCCTTACCTCCAGAGTTATCTGTGAAGAATTGACGGACAGAATTAATAATAGCAGAGAGTCCTGCTACTACATATGGTACAATGTCAGGCGCTGATAGAGCAGCAGGCATGTACCCGAGGTCGCTAATAACAGTATAAGCAATAGCACCCACTCCACCCACTGCTGCGCCTTTCGCAGTCTTTGAAGTTTCTTTTTTGCCAAATCCAATGTTAATGTTTTCTTTGATTTTGTCAAGCATCGTCAATCCTTTCAATTAAGTGGGCGCATTGCCCATGCTAACAGACTACCGATAGCAACCTGAAGTACGCCTATCGTTGCCTCATGTTCAAATACCGGAGCCCATTTGCCCCAGCCGCCACTAACCTCAACTACTTGATACGTAATAATAAGTGTTGTGGCCGCTGTACTGGCATAGGCCGCACTAGATTTTTCTTTGCTCTTAGCGTGCTCTTTCTTTGTTAAAGTTACAAGTTCGCTCTTGACTTTTTTAAGATCCGCTTGTGTGCCGCGAACCTCTTTGGTTCTCGATGTAAGAGTGCTATACGCAGCAGATCTTTGTCTTTTACATTCGTCAAGTTGATTCCATAAGGTTTCATAATGATGTCTAAGCTCAGCGAATGATCCTACAGTTTTAGGATCTCGTGGAGGTTTTCTCAGCATATTACTTACCTCGCTTGGGTGGTACCCGCCCTTCCACCCATTCAATCAACTTATTCCATAGTCGCTGGGTTTGGCTCTCCATACGACGATCCATCTTGTTAATCCTGTCGCGTACTGACAGAAGTAACCAGGTGTTAGCGCCAATAAGAGCAACCAGCGCGAGAGCGACTACGGATATGATTAGATCGGCATCCACGCTAAACTGGAGGTTGTTGATTCTCTCGGAACGTCTGCCACGCCGATTTAACGTCATCGGTCCACACTGCCGCCGCAATATTCTGTATTTCGACAGACTCGCCACTAACATCGGCATCAGGTGTGAGGACACGACGATGAAACGAGCGCGATAACTCAGTTCCATCCTCTGCAACTATGGTTGCCGTGCGGATGTTCAAATGCTTGTAATCGCCAACGATTTCTATTTTATCGTCAGCAGTAGCTTTGGTTATGGCCATTTTATTTGTCCTTTATACTGGGTAACT